ATAACATTGGAGAATGCGAGGTATGTAAAGGAAAGTCCACCGTATAAGTGCGATGATGATATTTACCATCCACATCGATCTTTTGGTTATGATAACTTTAGCGAGAAAGGACTCTGTGGATCTATTATGATCCACAAAGACTCACATGTACAAGGTTCAATAATTGGAATGCATGTTGCTGGTTCTCCCACATCAGGGGTTGGTCTGTCGCAGTTGGTAACTAGAGAGATCATCCAGGAGATGTTGTGTGAATTGGGAATAGAACATCGCAGAGTTGATTTTCCCCCTTGTGAACCAATATCAGAAAATCTTGCAAATAAGTATGCAAATTATGATGAAATTGAATTGCTGGGGCAGGTCGATTCGACCTCTGGAGTCCGCATGGCAGAAGAGTCTCAATTGAGAGAAAGTCTAGTATTCAATGATTTTCAGGTGCATAAGACTGAGCCAGCACTTTTAAAAATCACAGATGGGATTAGTCCCATGAAAAATGCGTTGGCTAAGGCAGAACTTACCCCAGGAACTTTTGATCAGGATATTCTTGCCGAAGTTTCAAAGGAAATGGACTATATGTATGCGTCCTTGGATACGTATGGTTATGCCAGAACTCTTTCCTATAAGGAGACTTTAAATGGTTTTCCGGGTTCCAATCACCTCAATTCTATTGATCTTTCAACTTCTAGTGGTTATCCCTATGTTTTATATAGGAAACAACCAGGAAAGAAGGATTTGATGGATTTTGTTGATATGGGGGGTGGTGAAGCCATTCACTATACCAAGGGATTCTTTCGCGAATTGAAAGCAGAAGAATTAAAATTGCAACGTGGGAAAGTTCCTTTTTATATCTTCACAGCTTCATTGAAAGATGAGCGTCGAGATATAGCTAAGGTTGTTCAAGGGAAAACGCGCATGTTTTCGGCAGGTAACGCGATGTTATTGGTGTTGTGCCGCCGCTATTATGGTGGTTTTATAGCCTTCCTAACTGCAAATTCCGCCAAATTGGGTTCTAAAGTTGGTGCCAATCTGTGTGGATCGGATTTTGCCAAAATCTATGCTTTCTGTACAGCAGGGGTTACTAAGGAGGAATCCTTGCATAATTGGCTGCACGGAGATTTTTCCTCCTATGATATATCGCTATCTTCGATGTTAATTGAACGATTCTTTATAGCTGCATGCAATTGGTATGAACGTCACAAGAAATATGATCCTGATTTCGAACAGAGTCAATTGGTGAGAAAATCCCTTTCTAAGTGCTTTGATGGTCCAGTCCATATTATGGGTAGAGTCCTATTGAGTTTTGGAAAAGGCAATACCAGTGGTAATTTTGCTACAGTCCATATAAATGGATACATCAATGAGTTGACTCATAGATATATCTATTATAAATTGGCACAGCAGCATGGTACCAATCCACTTTCTTTCAGTGAACACGTAAAATTGGTCACGTATGGAGATGATTCTATGGGAGTTGTTAAAGATTCTGTCAAAGAATGGTATAACGGTGAAACTATAGCGCCTATATACAAGAAAGATTTTGGTATGGTTTATACGAATGCTAATAAGGGAACAGATTTAACTCTCGTTGGGAGAAATACTGTATCTTTTTGTAAGCGCAAGTTTTACTTTCACAACGATTTAAATATGGTTGTGGGAACAATGAACGTAGACGACATTCTTGAGATTACTAATTGGATCAAAGAGTGTGGCGACTACGAAGCGGCTACTGTAGGTAATATAGAAGCAGCTGAATCAGAAATGTTTCTCAGAGGACGTTCTGAGTATGAATTCTTCTTGAAGAAAGCTCAGGATATATGTGCCAAAAAGAAGCTATCGTACACACCCATTAGTTATGGGCATCGTGTACGGGATTTCCTAGAGAAATCAGCCTAATTTATTAGGCACTCTATGGTGTCTATAGCCAGTTTGGGCAAACTGTATGTATGACTAGCACCTTTATAAATAACAGTCC